GTTGTAATTCCAGGAGTATATGCATTTACAGATAATAGTGCAGCACCTTGGTTTGCACCAGCAGGATTCAATCGTGGTGGTTTGTCAGCAGGTGCCGCTGGATTGCCAGTATTGAATGTCAGTGAAAAACTAACCTCACGAGATAGAGACCAACTATATGATGCCAATATCAACCCTATTGCATCATTCCCAAATGAGGGTATCGTAATCTTCGGACAGAAGACGCTTCAAATTACCCCATCTGCTTTGGACAGAATTAATGTTCGCAGAATGATGATTTTTGTCAAGAAGCAAATTAGCATCTTTGCAAATACAGTTCTTTTTGACCAGAATGTGCAGGCAACATGGAACAGGTTTATCGGTGTTGCAGACCCGTTCTTGAATAGTGTTAAAACTAGATTGGGAATCAGCGAATACAAGCTAATCTTGGATGAAACAACTACAACTCCAGACTTGGTTGACCAGAACATCATGTATGCCAAAATCTTCATTAAGCCTACTAAGGCAATTGAGTATATTGCACTTGATTTCTTCATTACAAATCAGGGAGCCTCATTTGAGGATTAATTCATAATCCTCAAATATTTTTGAGTCACAGACTATATTATATAGAAAGCCGAATAAAAGCTAATTAAGGAGAAACATATAATGGCATTTTGGACAGACGCAACGGGTAAAGACCCTAAAAGAAAATACAGATTTAAAGTAGAATTAAATGGCGGAGCCGCTTCTGGAACCGATCTGGAACAAGTAATCTGGTTTGCAAAAACCGTTGATAAGCCAGAGATTACGGTCAACACTGGCGAAGTAAATTACCTATCTCACAAGTTTTACTATCCCGGAACAGTTGAGTGGAATGAAGTATCTTTGGTGTTGGTCGATCCTGTTTCTCCAGACGCAGCATCAGCTACTTTAGATATGCTAACAGCTATGGGCTACTTAGGTCCGAACCAGCTTAATTCCGCACAGCCGCTTACCCAAACAAAAACTAAAGCATTTCAAGTTGAAATTACCCAAATCGACGCGGAAGGTGTCCCTCAAGAGAAGTGGACATTGAATAATGCCATCATTACCAAGGCTGGCTTCGGAGATTTGGATTATAGTTCAGAAGATCTATCTGAAATTTCATTGAGCTTTAGGTATGATTGGGCAACTTGTGTAGCCGCCGGTGAAACATACTTTAAATAAACGATAACCAATAACTAACAACGAGGTGAAAATTGGCTAGAAACAGTAAAAGTAGATTAGGTGGTGACCTTGAATCTACTTCTCCACAGAACGATGATCCCGTCGCGGCTATTGCAGACGGCGGGCTTACGTTTACCACACCTACAGAATTTGTAGAACTACCTTCACGGGGAGAGTTTTACCCAGAGGGTCATCCTCTGTGCGGTCAGACATCTGTAGAAATTAAGTTTATGACCGCTAAAGAGGAAGATATTCTTACCTCCAAGACCTTGATTAAGCAAGGAGTAGCACTTGAGCGTCTTCTGAAAAGCGTTATTGTCGATAGAAATATTGATCCGGCAACAATGCTATCGGGAGACAGGAACGCTCTCTTGATTGCGGCAAGAAAAACAGGATATGGCGAAGAGTATGACACTAAGGTTACATGCCCTAGTTGTAATTCTGTTAATGAAATTTGCTACGACTTAAATGAGGTAGAAGTCACTTATCCGGAAGAAGCTAACGGGGTGACTTGGAATCAAAGTGGAAACATGATTGTCAAGCTTCCACTTAGCGGTCTTGAGGTAGAAGCTAAATTGCTAACAGGCAAGGATGAGATGTACTTAAATCGCCTACAAGAGTCTAAAAGAAAAAAGAGGCTTATCGAAACGGCAATGCAGGACATTCTTAAGACAATGATCGTTTCTGTTAATGCTGATAACTCTGCAGCCACACTGAAAGAGTTTATCGCTAGAGTTCCAGCACGAGATATCAAGCATCTAAGAACAGTTTACAAGCAAAATACCCCAAATGTAGAAATGAACCACAGCTTTGAATGTGAAAATTGCAACTACGGAACGGACGTGGAGGTTCCGTTCACCGTTGAATTTTTTTGGCCTAGATGATGACTACATTAAGAATGTTTACGAAGAATTCTTTTTGATGAAATATCATGGCGGTTGGAGTTTCATTGAAGCATACAACCTGCCTATTGTCATTAGGAGATGGTTTTTGGAACGCTTGGTGAAAGAAATAAAAAAAGAAGCCGAACAAGCTAAAAAGGCGAGCAACAATTCCAAGAGATAAATCTATTTCTTGGAATTTTATTTTTTTGTAAAACTATTTATAGAGAGTGAGGTATTCCTATGTCGGCAGGTTTTTGGACATCAAAAGAGTTTACACCATATCAAGGTCATAATTTTCAAGTTACTCTTGATTTGTATGCCATCAAAGAAGAGGCATATTTTAGGGGAACAAAAGGCTCCGTAGATTACAGACCAGATGTTAGTAAAAAAATAAGACCCAAAGATGTCCAAAAAATTCAAATTTCGCCGCATTTAATAAAATCGATAAATTTACCGCAAAAATCAATTTCTTCAGATGTCGAAGGAAAGGGGCTATCAACAGTCCAAACAGTTGAGGCTATGGATCCATCTTTTGAGAACATTGCAATAACTTTTTATGCAGCAGACACGGAATACGGAAATATGATTAACCTTATACCCAGAATTTTTGATGCACATTACCTAGATTGGCAGGAAGACAGACTTAATGGAGTTGCATCAGCACTCCCATTTCAAACAACCAGTGAGCAGACGAAAACCAAGCCTAACCCTGAGTTTATCATGACCTCCAACATAGTGGTGCAGATCTTTAGAAATGGCAAAGTGGATGATCGGGATCTAAATACGAACACAGAAACTGTTTCTTACGGAAGAATCCAGCCAATTTCTTATGATTTGGGTTCTCTCTCTTATGACACCTCGGCACCAGTTGAGTGTACAATGACATTTGCCTATAATGTTACAAATGCCGGGACAGACGGGGGAAAACCAAGGTATGACGGTGCAGGTGACTTACAAAACAACGAAAAGCCGATAAAAGATCCCAACCAAGTGAGATTGCGATAAATCAGGAAAAAGAAAAATGAATGAGAATGAAATAATTATTGACTTAGAAGAACTAAAAAAACAAAACGAAGAAGGTACATTGAATGAAAATTTATTGAGAATTTACGGTGTCCAACTTGAACTTATCTTAAAACAAATGTTCGGTATACCTATCTTTGGACCAAACGCCTATGTAAAAGGAAAGCCAAAAGATTTAAAAGCTTTGGCGGCCGCTCTAGGTAGTGAAAGAAAATATATTGAGTCAGCAAAGAAATTTGGGCTGAATAATCCTAAGACATATAAATCAAGGTCCACTCTAGAAAGGGCAACAAGGGGCTTCGAAAAAGTCACAGGCATAAAGTGGCCCTTTAAATAAGGAATTTTAATGAATGGCGGAAGAAGAAGACGGAAATAATACAGAAGTAACTGAAGGAATTAAAGAAAACGTCCGTGATGTGGAGACTTTAAAAGAGGTTCTTCAAGAACTTATTGGAGAAATCAAAAATTTAGGATTTGCTTCAAAAAACTTGACTGTGTTTGGCAGAGATGGTGCCCAGTCTCTGAAATCAGCCGCAGAGGAGATGGAGAGGCTTAAATACACAAGTGAAGGTTTAGCCAACTCTATAACATCTGGCTTTGGTGTTATTACCAAAGCTGAAAACTCAATGATTGGTTTGGCTGGTAAGATGGTTGAGGGTGCGATGGGTGCCGAAAAAGCAACCTTCAAGTTTGGTGACTTTTTAGGAAAGCTCAAGACGGGCACAAATGTCGTAAACCTTTTCGCCACAGCCGGAACACAGATGGCAATGGGGATGTATCTTTTGGCAAAGGCAACGGACAAAGCTATGGCAAGCTTTAATGTGACTACCGGTGCTACAGAAATGTATGGTTCGTCCATGATTGGTCTTCAGAGAGACTTGCAATCTGCCAATATTAGCATAGATGAAATCACAGAAAGTTACGGTTCTCTGATAAACAATTTCGGAAATTTCAATAACTTAACAGACGACCAACAAGAGTCAATTGCAACAACAACCTCTTTGTTGGGCGAATTGGGTGTTGCAACAGATACCACCTCTGCCAACTATAACACGCTCATGTCGGCTTTCCAAATGACAGAAGAGCAAGCCGGTCGCGTGCAAAGAGAGATGTTTGTTTTAGCACAAGAAATCGGAATGCCGCCTCAAAAAATGGCTGAAGGTTTCCAACAGGCTCTGCCTCAACTTGCTGCATTTGGAAAGAGATCTACAGATGTGTACGCCAAATTAGCCGTAAATGCAAAAAAAGCAGGAATGGAAGTTGGACAACTGCTAAAAATAACCCAGCAATTTGATACATTTGAGGGAGCCGCCCAAGCCGTAGGTAAACTAAATGCGATTTTAGGAGGACCATATCTAAGTGCCACTAGGATGATTCAAAATACAGACCCAACCGAGAGAATGAGGATGCTATCTGGTGCCCTCCGTGACGCTGGAAAGTCTTTTGATTCCATGGAGTATTACGAGAGGCAAGCAACCGCCGCAGCGATGGGTCTTAGTGATGTTAATGAACTGGCACTCGTGATGAACGGTCGATTTGATTTGTTAAACCCAACCATCGAACAAAGTGCTTCAGATATTGAAGCGATGGCTGCAAAAACTGCCCAATTTAATGATGTTATGACGGTGATGAAAAATATGTTAATGTCCCTAGTGGCAAATTTAGCCCCGTTAGTTATGGGATTTAAGAATTATTTAGGTGTCGTGCAATCGTTTATGGCTAACTATCCAGCTTTCAAAGTAGCGTTAGCGGGCGTTGCAGTCGGTCTTCTTGGCGTTGCATATGCCGCATCTCTTGCTCTGGGTCCATTCGGCTGGACAGTCGCGATAATCAGCACTCTCATAGTTGTTTTTGGGCTGTTGGGGTCTTATATCGGGAGCTTTAATTCAGTTTTGAATGAGACAAATGTTTATGTAAAGATGTTTAAAATGTATATCATAGGTGTACTGGCTTCCGCACTGGCTCCTCTTATTATTGCAGTTGGTATTATATATCTTCAGTTTAAATTTTGGTCAAGAGTCATACGCCAAGTGGCTTCAGTCTTAGGCATGCTTGCTGATTACCTTGAGCCGCTTGCACGAGAATTTTTAGACTCGTTTTCCCCGACCATAGCCGTAATGATGAAAGTTTATGATATTTTGTCTACGATAGGATATTATTTGTCATACGTATTTTATCCAGCCATTGCGAGCCTCGCACTTTTTGTGGTGGTTCCGCTTGCACTAATCGGAAGTGTTATAGTAACATTGATTTATGCTTTCAACAAACTTATGGAAGCAGTATATAATATTTCTTCTGTTTTCGATTTTTTCATGGTTGTCCTCAAAACTGTGTTTTTCCCGCTTTATTCTCTTTTGGAACTAGGTAACGCCCTCTATACTTTTTTCATTATCGGGCAAAGCCCATCGTTTGTAGATGCAATTATGATGGTTGCCAACGCTTTCATGTTTTTGGCTAATATAGTCCTTAATCCAATTGCGGCTATCCAAAACTTGTTTGACACTATGAAAAGCTTTATCAAATTCCTGCTCTCTGCTGAAGTTCAAGATGTCCTAAGAACAATATTCGACACGGGCATGTCAGTTGTTGCCAAAGTTTTCGGATATGATAATGACTCAAAATCTGATGAAATTGCCCAAGCTAGAATGGACATAGAAAAGGCAATAGTTGATTCAAATACCGCTTTGAAATCCTCCATCGATGAACTTTCAGAAGCAATTAGAGAAAACACTGCAAAGCCAACCGCCCCCGCCATTGAAATTAATGCAGATTTAGGAAGACTATTCAACATCACTGAAAAAAGAGTAGAAAGAAAGCTGGCTGCAAAACCAAATTTTAAAACGGTAAATTCATAAAGGAAATATAAAATGTCTGTAATTATCGAGAAATGGCCAACACTAAAGATTCCAGTACCGGGCGGCAGAACCAGTACTGGCGGCTTTGAATTCGCCATTCTCGAATCCATGAGCGTAAGTTATGACATTAGTTGGGAGGGAACTTCTGTGTATGGTAGGACAGATGCAATTCAAAGTTATAAAACAACGGGACAGACAGTAAGCATGACGGTTGCGACCACAGTTGACAGTCGTGCATTAATGCATACGATAATGGGACGACTCAATCGCATGACTAGACCCACATATGGACCAGACGGTATCATCAAAGTGTCTCCCTTGCTGCAGGTGAGTGTATTGAATGGAAATGTTTATCCCGAAAGTCCATTTATCATTGCTCCGAATTCTATCAGTGTTGATATGGGAGATAGACTGAGAAGAATTGATGCCTTGAGGACCAGTAAAGTCGTAGATAATAACGTCATCGACAATGATCTTTTCGGGAAAATCGAAGGAGTTCCCAGTCGCCTGTCTATCACTATTAGCGGAGCCATAATTAACACAGAAACGAGCAAGCTGATCAATACACTTTCGGCAAAACCTGCACCAAGCACACCAATCGGCACCGGGACAAGCCCACAAGACTTGGGCCAAAGCCTTAACATAACAGGGGGTAACTTAGGAACCTCTGACTCCTATACTGGTGAATCTGACCCCTAGTTTCTAGGGGCTAATTTTAGCGTGCGACAAAAAAATAATCAAGGAGACTGAAGCAAGATGCCACTATCAAGATATTCTGGAAAACAAATAATAGTCAATGACGATGAAATGTACGATGAGACGTTTAGGGATAGGGGCGTAAAGCAAATACGCCAATATGAATCTTTAGCCATGTATTACCCCAGCACAGAAGAAATGGCAAATATATCTTATGAGACTAGAAGGTGGCAAATCGGCGACAGGCTCTACAAACTTGCATCTGAATTTTATGGCAATCCTCAATATTGGTGGG